AGTTACATTTGAATTGTTATAAAGATGAACGGGTGAAACGTCTGAACCGTCTAAATTTCCATGATCTCCCGTGACTTGTATTGTATTACTTGCCCAATAGGTCATGCCCCTAAAGGTGCTTGCTAAATCTCTAACAACTGAATAAGCATCAGCCCGATTACCTACAACTGTATTAATTGCAAACCTTGGTTCTTGTGTTCCGTCTGGGGTGGTAATTAATTGATTTGCATATTGCGCCAACGGATATAAATCAACCCAATTTAAAGAAGACGACGCTATGAAATCACCCGCCCCCCATACTTTATTTGTAAGCATTGCATAAAAAATGCAAACAGGGCACGTAGTCCACCGAGTCACCAAAGACCCGTTAAAAGCTAAATCATTAATAAATTCAAGGCTTCCATCATTTCTAACATGCGTATTATGTGGAACCTCAACTTTTACCCCGCGTATTAAATACGCCCTAGTAGGAATAGATGTGAATTGCTTTGTTGAAAGACTTAAACCAACACAAGCCGTATAAGGGTATGAACTTCTTAGTTCTTGCTTTTCTATAATGCTTGTCCAAAAAACCCTATTACCTCTACTATTTGCTAAAGGTGTTGTTGCTGAAACTTCGTCAAAGTCTGTGTAGCTAATTTCAAAATCATTTTCTCCATTTGTCGTTTTTAAAACTTTTATATTCCACGGCCCTTGTCCGGGTAGTTGGATTTTTGGTGTTTTGACTTGATAATCAGTAGTACTTATTCCCGTTATGTCTCTTGTATAAAGTGTTTGATAACTTCCCCCTTGCGGTTGCACTTGTACTTGTAAATGAACGGTTGCATTAAATAATTGCCCCTTTGCTAAGCCCTCTTGCGCCGTTGAAAATAATGCAGGGATAGAAAACAATAAATGGAAAGATTCAACGTCTGTATTTGTTATTTGCCTTACGACTTGCCCGCTTCCATAATCTCTAGACGAAACCTCATTAGTAGAATTAAGTGTTTCACTATAACTTGTACCGACTTCCGCGTTTACCGTCGTTACTGTGGATGTTCCGTCGTCTAAATAACCACTTAATCTCGATTGCGTCGCGCCTCCTAGCCTAAAATCCCAATTAACAGAATTAGTATCAAAATTTCTTGACCCGTCACTTGCTTTTATTGGTGTTTCATCTAAATAAATCCCTTTTTCAGAATTAACTAATCCTTCAATTGTACCCTCACATAGAAGATCAATTATTTTAATAGTGGAAGTAGAATTTAAGCCCATTTAATTAAACCTCAAGGATTAACAAAGTAATAACCAACTTGAAGCACTTCTAAAGTATTTACATTCAAATCGGCGCTATAATCTACCGGTTCGACATAAACTAAATAGTTATCTTGGTGTTCAACTTTTCCATAAGTAAACCAATGCACCCACGAATAACTTTGCGAACCCGACATTAAACCCTGCGCCGTTACTTGTATCGTTGCAACATCTGGCGTACTGCTTAAATCAATATTTTCTATAATAATTTTAAACGTCACAAATCCATCAACTTTTGTACTGCCTGCCCCTGCGATTTCGTCATATAATCCATTATTTAACCTAAAAGCAATTTGAAATTTTGCTACATCATAATCACCGCTAAATTCACCCAGTATGCTGCCGCCTACTACTTGTTGCCTTGTATTACTTGTTAAATCTAATTGATGAGGCGTGGCTAAATATTTTATTGTTGAGCCTCCAATAATTGAATTAACATCAGAAGCACTTAACGACCTTGATTTAATTCCAGACGTTTCTTTAAAAACAGAATCTAACTTTTCGCCTTGTATTCTCATCGTATCGGGTGAAGGCGTTTTAATCCATTGAGTTAAAGGATCAGATTCGTCTGTTACTTGCATATCTGCGCTAACAATATGGGAGCCTATTAAAGCCTTACCAAAAACCACGGGAATTGTTGCGCCAGCTCCAACGCTATTAATTGCGCCGCGATACGAATAACTTTGACGACCATCGGAACCCCTAACAATAGAACCCGGCCCTCTATCTGTTGACGTTGCGCCCGGTGTAAATTGTGGCGCTTCTTGCGGTTGAGGTGACAACATCTGACTAATACCGCCAAGAGTTAACGCAATACCAATATTTCCACCGATTGCAATAGCCGCCATTGTTGTTGAATATGACGCCGCTAATGGAATACCAGACGCACCAACAAAACCAGTCATTCCCAACGAAACGCCACTTGTTGCAACTGCTAAACCAATTAATGCAACACCAGTAATAAGTCTTCCAGCTCCACCACTTCCAGTAACAACAGGCGCAACTATTAAATCTTTACTCCCAAACGGAAGCATCATATCTTCTAACTCAAATTCTGTTTCCGATTGAATAACTTTATATCCAACGCCTCTTTCACCTGATTCAATTAATTCTCTTGAAAATTCAGGGTAATTAATACATAAAAGCCTAATGGCATCAACAGGCGTTCTTAAGTTGTGATACTCATGCACCGGGCCAAATTTTTCTCCTAATTCATCTAGGAGTAACACCCGTTGCATATCTAAAAACTGCCTCTGTTCTCTCTACATAGTAGAACCTATAAACCTCTACGCATGAAAGAGAATTTTGCTTTTGATGCAAGATCATTTCATTGGGTAGCAATATTGCCGCGTGCATTGCTGTTTTAGTTCCTAAACGCATTACCAAAACATCATTCGGTAATCTTTGATTAATTGGGATTTGTTTAAAACCTTTTTTTGGTAATTGATCCAAAAAGATACTGTCGCAAGTTTGTAAATCTTTGGGCCTTTCGTATTCAGGAAGTTCAACGCCTAATAATTTAAAATAATTTCTAACTAAACCAAAACAATCACTTTTCCCATATTCCCAATTTAAACCGACTAAGGCTTGATAGTTAACCATTCATCTTTAGGTGTTAAATAAATATGCCAGTTGATCTTTGTGCGTGAACAAGCCTTTTGATCCGCCGGGCTTTCTTTTCCTCCCTTCGGGTGCGAATGAATAATCGCTTCAATCTTTCCATTTTGTCGTGCCTTTACATAATCTCTAGCCTCAAGAATAAAATCATTTTCGGGCTTGTCTGCTACGTTTCGACATCTGAAATATTTTCCATTAACAACAACACCGCACGCCTCTTTAGGGTGTTCCTCTAATGCGTGTTTTTTTGCGTCACATTTGTAATCTTGCACTTGGGAACCCTCCAAACGGTAATTCATTTTTACCGGGAAACTTTGCAACACAATCGGAATATTTATGACCACAAGTTGAATCAGCTCCGGCGTAAGTGCATTGCGTCCCTCTAAATTCCCACGGGCAATGTTCCAATACTTGACGACGTGGTAAAGCGATATTTAATAAATCCATTCTTGTTGATAACTCAAACTGAACAGAGTTCATATTCTCAGATGCGATTCTATCGATATACCAAGTATCATCAGCCTCAAAAATTGCGGTTGGGTCAGCCGTTGCATTGGTTCCGCTTGTAAAATTAACAGCATCAAGGAATTTTTTACAGGTTGTTATTCTTACGACTTTTGCATTTAACGGATTATAAGAAGCTAATAAAACAGAGATAGCACTATTAGTATTAGCAATGGTGAAAGTTGGTCTTGGTAGTGTTCCCGTTGTTGTACGTTTGAACCCGTCCATTTCGCAAGGAACAGCACTATAAGTAATTGAATTAAAAACTATATTTCCATAAACTTCATTTGTTCCCGCGTGGTAGTAATAAACGGTATCAGTTCCATTTACTGCCAACGTTAAATGCAATTGAAATAACTCGATCACCGCCGAAGGTTCGAGCATTTGAATCTGTTCTTGTATCGACTGGGGAACAGTTGGCATTTTTACGCCTCCGCTACTTCTTGAAAGGTTGCTGTAATTGTTGCCAAGTTAGGGTAAGGGATTGTTTTATTCCAAGAAGTACAAATATATTTAGCGCTTGCCGATTCGCTAGGAGGTGTAAAGGTAAAACTTTCTGTTCCGCCTCTTGCATCAAGAAAAGTTTCTATTGTATCGCTATCGGTTTCACTTAAATTTTGCCAACGTAAACTCCATTTCTTTAAATTTTGATTAATGCCAAACGTTGAACGTTGAGAATAACCCGACCCGAAAGCCGCCGTGTTTGTTCTTGGTACGCTGGTCTTACTTAGACCATACGAAGATTCAATAGAGGGAAAGGTTGCCATTATGCGTAAAGTAAACCCCCCGGCCTGCGTTCATTTGCAATTTGATTTTTAACAGCCATCGCGACGACTTTTCCTAATACTCTTGCTTGACCTTCATCGCCTTCAACTTCGGAACCTCCAGACGCATCAACATTAACAACAACGCTAGTGGAACCCATACCCCCTAACTTGTGATTCGGTGTGATGTTTCCGCTTTGATTTCCCATCCTTAAAATCTCTGGCCCTTGCTCACCTACTAAATAAGCTTTATTAGCACCAACAGGGCCGCCCATTGCCTTACCACCGCCAAAGATAGAAAGACCGCTAAACCAACTTGTTATGCCTTTAGTAAACGATTGTTGTATCGCGATACGTGCCATATCTTTAATAATGCTATTTGCTAAATCCCTAAAATTTAATTTGCCCGTAGTCACGAAATCAAATAACGAATCTTCCATTTTTTTTATCCCACCTATAACAACATCCGCCATTGATTCCTCTACTGTTTTAATAGAATCACTAAATTTCTTTAATTTCGATTGCATTTCTTCGCCAAAGGTTTTCTTTAAAGAGTCACTTGTATCACTTGTCGTTCTTTTTAACCCCTCTAAGGTTTTTATGTTTCCTTCTAGATTCAATTTTATATCTTTTAGATCTGGAACAACTGGTTTTAAACCTAATTTTTGTACTTCTTTTTCAAGTAATTCCTGAAATAATTCCTCTCTTAATTCTAATAATGCTTTGTTGTTTTCTTCTTTAATCTGAAGCGGTTTTATATACGTTTCTAATTTGAAAAAACCTTTTATTCTTTCATTAAAACTTTTACCTTCTGTCGGATCTTGTGGCGTGAATTGCTCCATTGCCAACGATTCCGCTTGTTTAAAAAGTTCGCGTCTTCTATCTGCAAATTTTTCTGGACCTAATTCCGCACTTAATAATTGTTGATCAGCAATATTAGAAAACGTATCAGTAATAAATTTACCTATCTCTTTTAATTGTCTTATTATCCATTTAAAAACAGGGGTTAAAGCTATCTCTATATTTTTAGCAATAATCACCATATCTTTGCTTATTTTATTTAATCCCTCTGTAACAAGATCAAAGAAATCAGCCGTTCCATCAACTAAAGGCTCAAGTAAAGGTGCGGCGGTCTTACCTAACGCCTCGTTAAAGTCTCTTACCTTTTGCCCTAACGTATCAAACGAACCCGCTAAACCTTCCGCCGCTGCCCTAGCTGCGCCCTTATAGCTACCCTCAACGATCCTTAGAATTTCCGCCTGCGCTTCCATCTCTTGCCCTGATCGGTGCAATTCAAGAATCATTTCGCGTTGCGTTTCTGTAAATATCACACCTGAACGAGATAACGCCGTTAATCCTCTTGTTGGATCACTTAACGCCTTTGCTAACTGTAGGAAAGAACTTTTTAAATCTGTTTGGTTAATCTGCGCCAAGTCCGCCGCTGTTTCTGCTACTCGGCTATAAGAATCAACACCAATATTTTTAAAACTGGTTAATAATGCAAAACCTTTTTGAAATGCTTTCTCATCAAATAAAGTTTCAAATCCTAATTCGTCAGCAATGCCTCTAAGTGCTTTAGCTGCTACCGGTGCATTAGTCGTTACTCGCTCTAAGCCATTTGCCAACGTTGCAAAATCGGCCTCTCTTTCTGCTACTACTCGAAAACTTGTATTTAATGTTTTAAATAAAGCCGCCGCGCCACCTATTGCAGCTAATGGGCCAACTAATCCTTTAAACGCCGCCGCTAAATTCTTT